GGTATGGCTAAGAAAGCTAAAATGAATAAAGGTGGTGTTGTTAAGGCAAATTGTGGTGCTTCAATGAAACCACAGCAAGGTAAGTAATTAACCGATGCCAAATACTTCCATCAACAATGCACGTAACCGTTCGGTAGCAGTACATTGTATAGTAGACGCTACAAATTATAAATTGTATACGTGCCCTGCAAATTGTAAGACGCATGTCTCTTTGCTGTTTATTACGAATGCGGGTACTGCGGCATCTGATATCACTGTTGATTGGTTGATGAAGGCACGTAACTTACCCACGGCAACAAGTGATACGCCAGTGATAGATGAGCTTGTGCATATTATTGGCGGTAAGAATTTAGGGGTAGGTGACTACATTAAATTTGATGGTTCTTTTATCGTGCTAGAGACTGGTGATTACTTACGGGCGCAAGCAGATAACACAGGTGGCGGTGCAACCCCAGACGTAGATGTGTTTATTACGTACGAAGAGTTCTTCTTCCCAGAAGGAGTCTTGTAATGCCAGCAAAAAAGACAAAGAGTAAAGTCAATGCCGCAGGTAACTATACAAAGCCTACCATGCGTAAAAACCTATTCAATCAAATCAAGAGCAGTGGAAAGGGTGGCAAGCCCGGACAATGGTCAGCAAGAAAAGCCCAGATGCTTGCCAAGCAATACAAAGCAAAGGGTGGAGGCTACAAGTCGTAATGAAGAAGCCTCAACAAAGTTTAAAGAATTGGACCAAACAGAAGTGGCGTACCAAAAGTGGGAAGCCATCTACTCAAGGCCCCAAAGCTACCGGGGAGCGTTATCTACCGGAGAAAGCTATCAAGGCTCTTTCGGCCAGCGAGTATGCCGCTACTACCAAAGCCAAGCGGAAAGCAACTAAGGCGGGCAAACAAGTTGCAAAACAGCCGAAGAAGATTGCAAAGAAAACTGCGAGATATAGATAATGGCGACTACAAAAGATGTTGAACGCTTACCTTCGGGCCGTATTAAGTATCGGGGTGAAACCTTCTCTGGATACAACAAACCAAAGAGAACGCCTGATGGCCCCAAGAAGTTTGCTGTTCTCGCAAAGAAGGATGACCAGATAAAACTCGTGCGTTTTGGTGACCCTAACATGGAAATTAAAAAAGATAACCCTGCACGTCGCAAGTCGTTTCGTGCAAGGCATAACTGTGATACTGCAAAGGATAAGTTCTCTGCACGTTATTGGTCATGTAAGAAGTGGTAGCAATGGATAAAGCAAAGTACTTAAACCCAGAACGTAACTACACTGAGAAACAAATTGCTTTCTTGGATGCGATGGCTGGAGAAGCCAAGGGTAACATTAATCAAGCGATAAAGCTAGCAGGTTACGGTGCGGTTTCTCATCGTGATGTTGTGCCTTACCTTCAAGATGAGCTAATTGCTATCGCAGAGTACATCCTAGCGTACAACGGTGCTAAAGCCGCCTTTGGAATGGTTGGCGTGTTAGATGATCCAACAGCTTTAGGGGCTAAGAACTCTGTTGCAGCGGCTAAAGAAGTATTAGACCGTATTGGAATCGTTAAGAAAGAGAAGTTAGAAGTTTCCTCAGAAGATGGCAACGGAATATTTATTCTTCCTGCCAAACGATCTGAAGATAACAATAACGAGGATTAATGAGTCTTTACGACTACATAGAAGATGAAGATATACGGGGTATTGCTGAAGAGTTGTACCCCGAAATCGTTGTGCGAACCCCTAGAGGTAAGGCGTACCGCCCGTACATTTACGACAGGATGCCTTACAAAGATAAAGAAACGGGGCAGGCGGTCTACAAACTACGGCATGATGATTTAAAGATTCTAATTGAAGGTATGCAAGCCTGCCGTAATGGTGTTGCCTACCGTAAAGTTGCAGACTTCCTCACAACTCAAATTGGTTCGCAGTGTTCGTACCAGAAGGTATCAGAAGAATTTAAAGAAATTACCGATAAATTACCTGCGTGGAAAGAGTCGCAAACTAAAGCTAATAACTTTGCAGGTGAAAAACACTTCTCTAAAAACCAAAATAAGGAAGAAAGAGAAAAAACACGTAAGAAAAAGCAACTTTCCCGCAAATTAAGGGATATGGAGCTTGAGTTAAAGCGGATAGTAGCCGAAGAAGCGGTTGAAGCAGGTAAATTAAGCGAAGAAGCGTTAGAAAACATTGACGAATACGTCACAGACAAAGGCCGACTCAAGACTAAGAAGCAAATTCAGATTATTGAGGAGAATAAAGAGGCCGAAAAAGCACAAAACATCATTTTTCAACCAAATGAAGGCCCGCAAACAGACTTTTTGTCTGCACCAGAGCGGGAAGTGCTTTACGGAGGTGCTGCAGGGGGTGGGAAGTCATACGCATTGCTCGTAGATCCCCTCAGATACGTTTCAAATGCTAACTTTAATGGTCTCCTACTACGTAGGCGTTCAGATGAGCTAAGAGAGCTTGTGTGGAAGTCTCAGGAGCTATATCCAAAAGTATTTAAGAGCGCAAGATGGTCAGAGCGCAAATCACAGTGGACGTTCCCTAGCGGAGCGAGACTTTGGTTTACGTATTTGGACAGAGAAGATGATGTTTTGCGCTATCAGGGACAAGCTTTTACATGGATCGGGTTCGACGAACTCACTCAACACCCTACTCCATTCTCTTGGGACTACATGCGTTCTCGTTTGCGTACTACAGACCCTAAGCTACCCCTTTGTATGCGAGCTACCACGAACCCGGGAGGTCCTGGCCACGGATGGGTCAAACAAATGTTTATTGACCCTTCACCAGCCAACAAAGCGTTCGTTCCTCGTGATTTAGAATCAAACGAAGAGTTGCGGTTTCCTCCAAACCATTCTAGGGCGGGGGAACCTTTGTTTTACCGTCGATTCATACCGGCAACGCTAAAAGATAACCCGTACTTGTTTCAAGACGGGATGTACGAAGCAAACTTGCTTTCTATGCCTGAACAACAGCGTAGACAGTTGTTAGAAGGTGATTGGACAATTGCTGATGGGGCTGCATTCCCAGAATTTAAAATTTCTGTGCATACCTGTGAGCCTTTTGATGTTCCACACACTTGGACTAGGTTTAGGTCTTGTGATTTTGGTTACAGTTCGTTTTCAGCAGTGCATTGGTTTGCAATAGATCCTGCTTTTGAGACTCTGTACGTCTATAGGGAATTGTACGTATCTAAGCATACGGCAAGAGAACTTGCAACAAAAATTTTAGAGCTAGAGTCTGGCGAAGATATTCGGTACGGAGTATTGGATAGTTCTACGTGGCACAGCCGTGGTCACACCGGTCCATCTATTGCAGAAGAAATGATTGCCGAAGGATGCCGCTGGAGACCATCAGATCGTACTGGAGGTTCTCGTGTTGCAGGAAAAAACAGATTGCACGAGTTGTTAAAATTCAACGAAGAGATAGAACAACCTCAAATTATATTTTTTAACACATGCAGACAAATCATTGCGGATATGCAAGTGATACCGACTGACCCTAAAGGGACAGACGACATTGACCCACGGTACGCATCAGATCACGCATACGATTCTATCCGTTATGGAATCATGTCACGCCCCAAATCAAAAAGTTTGTTTGACTTTGGAAATGATTTCAATAAAACAGGATGGAAACCAATGGACCCCGTATTTGGGTATTAATAGGTGTATAAATGGCTATAGTAGATAAACCTGAGTTTGACGAAGAAGTAGTTGCTCTTGAAGATTCTGAGAGTGAGCAGGAAGATGTTCAGTACTCAGGTTTTGTAGATATCGTTAGAGACAAGTACCAGCGGTCTAAGGACCGTCGCTTAACTGACGAGCAACGGTGGTTAGTTTCCTATAAAAACTACAGAGGCGTGTACGACGATACCACTCAGTTTACAGATACTGAACGCTCACAAATTTTTATTAAGATCACCAAAACAAAAGTACTTGCTGCCTACAGCCAAGTAACCGATGTATTGTTTGCTGGTAATAAGTTTCCTATCGGCATTGAAAATACCCCAATCCCCGAAGGCATTCAGGACAGTGTTCATATTGATGTTGCTGTTCCAGAGCCACTGCAGTCAATCTACGAAGAGTTAAATGTAGGGTATACAGGCGACGGACGAGATGTACCTAAAGGTGCTGTCTCTGCTCGTGACCTTGGTCCAATCCAAGAACAAGTTAAAGGCGCAGAAGATAAAATCAAGAGTGGTCCGGGAAACACCATGACTTCTGCTCTTTACGAGCCAGCCAAAGAAGCCGCTAGGCGTATGGAGAAAAAGATCCACGATCAGATTGCAGAGTCTGATGGTAACAAGCACCTACGGTTTGTCGCATTTGAGCAATGCTTGTTTGGTACAGGTATTATCAAAGGACCATTTGCTACTGACGTAGAGTACCCTCGTTGGAATTCTAACGGCGAGTACACTCCAGAGATTAAAACTCGCCCCCGCCTAGAAGCAGTATCCATTTGGAACTTCTATCCTGACGCTGATGCGTACAACATGGATGAGGCTGAGTACGCTGTGTACCGGCACAGAATGTCTCGCTCCCAAATGCGGGAACTCAAAACTCGTCCGTTCTTCCGTGATGAAGCAGTAGAACGTTCTATTCAAGCTGGACCCAACTACGTCAAAGAGTACTGGGAAGATGTCATTGACGACAGTAACTACACTAACGAAGTTAACCGTTGGGAAGTACTAGAGTACTGGGGCTTTATTGATGCAGATGCCGCCCAAGAAGCTGGCTTAGATATTCCTAAAGAACTTAAAAAACAAGATCAGATTCAGATTAATGCGTGGGTTTGCGGAGGTAATATTCTTCGTCTCGTGCTTAATCCATTCAAACCAACTCGTATTCCGTTCTACGCAGTGCCATTTGAGCTAAATCCATATAGCTTCTTCGGCATTGGTGTAGCAGAGAACATGGAAGATACCCAACAGCTAATGAACGGATTCATGCGTATGGCTGTAGACAACGCTGTGTTGTCGGGCAACCTGATCTTTGAGGTGGACGAGACAAACTTAGTTCCCGGTCAGGATCTGTCCGTGTACCCAGGAAAAGTGTTCCGTCGTCAGGGTGGAGCACCCGGTCAGGCATTGTTCTCAACTAAGTTCCAAAACGTATCCAACGAGAACATGATGCTGTTTGACAAGTCACGTCAGCTAGCGGATGAAGCAACAGGAATCCCATCATTCTCTCACGGACAGACTGGCGTTATGGGCGTAGGGCGTACCGCTTCTGGTATGTCTATGTTGATGGGTGCCGCCGCACAGAACATTAAGACTGTCGTTAAAAACATTGATGACTATCTGCTGTCACCGCTAGGTCAAGCAATGTTTGCTTTTAATATGCAGTTTGATTTTGATCCAGAGGCTAATGGTGATCTTGCAGTCATTGCTCGTGGTACAGAATCTTTGATGCGCAATGAAATTCGTTCGCAGAAGCTAATGCAAGTTATGCAGTTGGGTACTAACCCAGCGATGGCTCCGATGATTAAGTTTGACTATATCCTCCGTGAGATAGCCGCATCCTTAGACTTAGACGAAGATAAGATCGTCAACGATCCTCGTGAGGCTGCTATCCAAGCTGCACTAATGGCACAGTACCAACAAAATGCCCCTCAGACCGCACAGGGAGGCCCACAAGCGCCTCAACAGGGACAGGAAGGGTCACCTACGCCAGATAACCAAGCAGGGGTAGGAGCGGGCGCTATGGGGCCAGGAAACGCACCTGAACCGGGTGCTGAAGGATTTAGTCGCCCAGATGCGGCTGGACCGGAGGCTCTGCAGTAATGCAAATTGAAACTGCTCGCAAGTTATTAGCCTTAGTTAACGGTAAGCAGAACATGGAACGGTTAGAGACATACGTCGGTGACCGCTTGAATTATCTGCACACACAATTAGAACAATGTCCTACAGAAGCAGAAATGTATTCACTGCAGGGGCAGATACGGGAAATACGTCGATTGTTAACGCTGAAGGATGAGGCTATCCAGAAAGCGGGAGAAGGTAAGCATTAATGGCAGAAGAGCAGAAAGACGGTTTGATGTCAGAGGAAGTGGGTAAGTCTGTAACGGCTATTCCATTAGATATTGATCCAGAACGGTATAAAGCAATGGAGCTTAGGCTTCAGGAAGTTATACCTGAAGGGGCTTATGAGCTCTACATGAAGAGTGATTCTGATATTAGCGAAGAGTACGCTGATGTAAGAGAAGAAGACCCTGAAGCCTTTGATGCTGTACTTCGTGTTAATACTGACGTGAATCGTCAAGCAATGGACCGATCTCAGTTCTCTGTTGACGAGGCTGTAGCCGATTCACCAATACCAGAAATTGATACGTACTTAATGGAGAACTCTGTCTATCTCAACACAATTCCTCCTGGATTTGAGAGAAAAAAAGATTTAAACGCACGGGCAACTGCTCATGTTATACCTGAATCTCCTACTGTGGATCGCACCCAAAGAGGGCAACTTCCGGGGCTGTCAGAAAATGTTGAACAGCAAGATAGCGTTCGTTTACACGAAACTGTCCACGCTTCTGGTGTTATGGGAGAGTACGATTCTTTAACTACTAAATTGCTAGCAGAAACGGTAGGTGATGAATCCTCTGCGGAAGCGGCTACTACTGGACTTGATTTATACCGAGCCATCTCTAGAGATGATCCGATTGCCGCAAGAGAATCTATTAATTATCTGCTAAAGCAAAAAGTAAATCTATACCTTTATCGTGATGAATTGATTGATAACATGATGCGAGCCATTGATGTCCTAGAAGAGACCTCCGATGGTGGTATTGAGTTGAGTCCAGAGCGTAAAATTGAAATACGCAAAGACATTGAAAAAGAATTTAAGAATATTCCACGCATATTAGAAAACATGCGACTAGAACGTGCAGGAGAGAAAGAACCACCTAAAATGGACGAGGGTGGACTAATGGCTGACCCA